ATCCTCGATAATGACGCAGCGTTCGCCTACCGCTTGCGCGAGTTCGAGCGCCTTCCGATGGCCCGCCTGCGCACCTTCGTCGGCGTAGTCGACGATCGCTGCGGAACCGGGGAGGGCGTCTTGCAATTGTCCGATCCATTCGACTCGGGAGTGGTGACCGACAATGATGGTTTTCATGCAGTAGCGTACCTTTTCTTCCAATTCGCGTAGCGAGCGTCGCCGGCAAACTTCTGTATGCCGTACTTGCGCTCGAAGTGGAACACCTGTGCCCATGTCATCGAGCCGTCGTCGCGACCGTCAGCCTTTGTCGCATCGCCAATCGTTTTCGATTCCAAGTGCAGCACACGAGCACCGGGGACGACCATCGGCAGGAATCCGGCAGCTTTCACCTGCTCGATCAAGCTGTCATCGGCACACCAGAACGCGAAGTCTTCGTCGAAGCCGCCGATCTGCTCCCACAGCGTGCGGGCGATCATGAAGCACCAGCCCGAAAGGTGGCGGCCATTGGTCGTGCCCGTTTCGTTCTTTCGGACCATGCGCTGCACTTTGTGGTTGGGATCGACCGGCGACACGATGGGATAATCCACCAACAGCAGTTCGTCCAACCAGCCTTCATGGAATTCAAGGTCGCTGTTGGCGATCATGATCCACTTGGCATTGCCGAAACGGGCAGCCTTGTTCGCGAACTTGTTGTAGTTGAAGTCGCCCGGTTCGTAAATCGTCACCGCGTCACGGTAACGAACACCTGACACCTGCTCCATGACCACGACGCTGACCGTGTGCTTGCCACACGTCGCGAGGCATGTGTCGATGGCCTTCTGCGCCATGTCGCGCAACTCCGGCGTCTTGGCCTTGGACAAAATCACCACGTCAACCAACGGGGCACGGCCCACTTCCAGTTCCGGCTTGCGCTGCGTCGCGGTCGTCTTGTCGTTGTAGTCGTAGTGATACAGCACGCGGTCGATGTGGTGCTCCGACTTCAACAGCGGGCGCAGCATGACCGCGTAATCGGCATCTTCGCCGCACAGCTTCGCGGGGAACGGGGAGCGAAGCGCAATCTCCCGCTTCACCGCGGTGATGTGGTTGGGTAGCCTGTGATACTCGGTAGCCGTGTTTTCGTCCTTGGAATACCTGGTCGAATAGCGGCAAATGCGCGCCGGCTGACCGTTGATCGAGACGTTGGCATTGAAGGTGATGCAGTCATCACCCGTCTCGGTCGCCTTGAGCAGCATCGCCAAGTAATCGGGTTCCAAGCGATCATCGTCATCGACGAAAACAACGTAGTCACCTTGCGCAATGCGGATCATCTGGTTCCGTTTGTCGCCCAACACGATGCTCTTGTTGTCGGTCAGCATCAGGATTTCCACGCGCTGCCGATCCGCAGGCGGGAGCGATTCATGTTGACCGTATAGTTCTTCGGCGATCTTCGGCGCGAACGTGCTGCGGCGGTCGCTGACGCTTGGTACGAGCACGGACAGCGCAATACGGTTGCTCACAGCTTGCTCGCCGCGGTAGGGCAACCAATTGTCGGCATAGTGGCCGTCGATGGCTGCTTGGGTGTTCGCCAGCGCCCGAACGCTGTCCGGCACCGACGACGGCACTTCGCCGTTCCAGTCGCAGGCGTGGAAGCGTTCCAGCGCCCCAGGGATGTCCTGATAGCGGCAGGTGGTCAGGCCCGCATTGTGGATGCGGTCGCTCCATTCCATGTGCTCGCAGCCCCAGCGACCGAACGCCAGGTTCATCCCCCCAACCCTGTCGATCACGCGGCGTTCCGCGTACAACATGCAGCCCTTGGGCCAGGGGAAGGCCACCAGGTCAGCAGTCTCGAAATACTTGTCGCCCCACAGCATCATCAGGTGCGGTTCGGGGCTGACAACATACGGCTCCCACCAACCGTCCTTGGTGGGCCACACATCATCATCGAACAGGAACAAGTGCTCGCATCCTGCATCCATCAGCGCAGCGATGCAGGCATTCTTCGCAGCAGCAATACCCTTCGGTTCACTGTGGCGGATCAGCCGAACTCCGTTCGGAACTTTTGCCGGCGTTGACGATCCATCATCCACGACCACAACCACGGCACCGGGAGGCAGGCGAACCATGTGGTGCTCGAACACCTTTTCGAGCAGCTTCGGCCTGTTGTGGGTCGTTATTGCAATCCCAACCTTCTTGGTTACTTCGGGCACATAGCGCACCCCGCCGACAATCACGTCCACCGCATACCTCCATCCATAAAAATGCCCCCACCGTTTCGGGTGGGGGCACGGTACTACGCCGTTAGAGCTTAACGCAAGGGATCAGGAACCACCCTTGAGCGCGCCGGTGACCAGGCCGTAGGGACGACGGACGCCCAGGCCGATGCGCGACTCGCAACGCATGGTGGCCTTGTTCGTCTCGAAGTCGTCGTCGTTCTCGGTGCTGATGGCGACGGTCGCACCCTGGCGGGCGTACAGGTGGGCCGAGTACTTGAACGCGCCGGTCAGGAACTCGTTGACGACCATCGACGGGGACTCGACGATGGGCAGACGCCACGCGCGGGCCACGCCGGTATCGCCGTCCGGACGGGAGAACAGGTAGCCGCCACCCTGGTCCGGATCACGGCGCAGGAGGTCGATTTCCGCGACGTTGATCGGGTTCAGGACGTGGGCGTCCGGCACCGCGTAGGCCAGGTGGATTTGCAGCATCGCCACGCGCAGGCGATCGATGGGCGTCAGGACATCGGTGCTGTCCATGCCGGCCGGCACCGCGTAGGCCGTCGCGTTGTGCATCAGGCCGGACAGGTGGCCGGTCGTGCCGTCGCCGTTGAGGATTTCCGCTTCCTCGGCGAGCGCTAGGCCGAACCGCATTTCCGACTCGACTTCCGCCGCCAGCCGCGGGGCGTCCGCGAGCGCCTGGAGGGTCAGCTTCGCCAGGTGGGCCACGACCTCGATGTTCGCGGTCGCGTCTTCCCACTTGTAGTCGCTGTACGGCTTGCTGTCGCCCTCGGCGACGATCTTCGCCTTGTTGTCGCGGAGGGTCTGCTTGCCGTACTTCACCGCGTCGGTCTGCACCGGCACGATGGTCAGCAGGTTGCGGATGCGGAGCGGCTGGCGTTCCAGCGACACCAGCGAGTCGATGTGCGGCTCGCGCTTGACGCCCGTGCTCACGTCGGCACTGGTGATTTCCTTGAGCACCAGGCGCAGAGAGCGCGAGTCGCCCTTCTTGAACGACTCGTAGCGATCCTTCGAGTCACCTTCGAGCGACTTGATGATTTCGCCACGCACGGTCAGCGGGCCGGTCGGACCGGCCTTGACCGACTTGTTGAGGTCGTCCATCTTCTGCGCGATGTCGGTCAGCGCGGTGGCGGTATCGTTTGCCTTCGCGATGGCCTCGTCGATGTTCTTCTGGACTTCCGGGTCGAGCTTCGCGCCCTTTTCCAGCTTGTCCATGACCTCGCGGTGGGCTTCCTTGAGGGAATTCTGCTGCTTGGTCAGGTCGGCGCGCGTCTCCTTGAGGCCGCGGGTCAGTTCTTCCAGTTCATTGCTCATAGGTCACCCCTTGAGGTTGTTGATTGCGGAACGGATGGCTTCGATGGTTGCACCGTCAACGTCACGCTGCGGGGCGGCACCTTTGATGATGCTGATGAGGCGCTTGGCTTCCTTCACGGTGAATCCTGCGTCACGCAAGACCACTTCCACGTCGGCCAGCGGTGCCCCATCCGTGAGGGATTTGACACTAACGATGCGGGCCGCGTCAAGCGCGGGGAAAACCACGGGGCTGATTTCCCGCAGTTCGATTTCGAGCAGTTCACGCTTCCAGGTCTTTTCGTCGATGCTCTGCTTGCGCAGGTAACCTCCGATACTCATCGAGTCGATGGCTTCGTCGAGCATGAGCAGGCGGGTTTCGTCGGCCTTCTGCACGCCGAGCGTCAGCTTGCCGCGGACGTACAGACCCTTGCTGTCTTCGTCGGCCTCCTTGAAGACGCCGATGGGCTGGTAGCGGTCATGGTTGAACAGCATCTTGACCTTCTTCTTGGCCTTCACCAACTGCTGCAATCCCGCCTTGAAGGCACCCTTCCTGACGGTATCGCCGTGGTGATCTTCGGTGTCGAACACCGAAGCGTAACCCTCGAACTCACCGGCTTCGTCGAGCGACTTCGTGATGGTGAAGCCACGTTCCAACTTGATGAACTTGTCACTCATCGCGATTACTCCCGTTGTTGCCGTTGCCGGACGCCCGGCGACCCTGGTTGTCCGTATTGTAAACGTCACCGCCCGGTCGTGCAGGCATGTTTTCCTTGGCCCGCATCTGGTTGCTGTTGTACATGCCGATGTCCCAGCCGATTTCGTAAGTGCGGAACCGCTTTTCGATGTCGCCGCGCAGCAGCGCATCCAGGTTGAACTTCGGCTTGAGCCGGTTGCGCTCGTTGCGACCCAACAGCCGCAAGGCGATCTGGTTCTCGAAGCGGACGGCCTGTGGCAGCATGGTGTAGGTCACGAGGAACTGGTTGAGGTTTTCGATGCTGGATGCCCACGACGATGCCTTGTCGGTGTGGCCGATCAGCGGCGGGGGCACACCCATGAATCGACAGATTTCCTCGATGCCGAAGTAGCGGGACTGCAACAGTTCCGCCGTCACCGGGTCGATTCGATACTGCGTATTGGCGACAGGGGCCATGCCCGGCAGCAGCGGCAGCCACTTCGACGTGTTCTGCGGCAGCGAGAACTTCTTGAGTTCTTCGTTGAACTTGGCAAGCTGTTCGTTGCTGAACGCCTGCTTGTTCTCGGGCATCGTAAAGAAGCCGCCAGCGCGCAGGCCGTTCGCGAACGTCCGGGCAGCCGAACGGTTCGACTCGATCTGCATCGACATCGCTTCACCGCCAGCGACCAGTGTCGGCAGACCCCAATAGCCCGACAGCCCGAAGCCGGCCCAATGCAGCACGTCTTCGCGCTGGATCACGTCACCATCCAGCTTGAAGATCGGGCGACCCTGGTTGTCGGCCTCCACTTCCCACAGGTCGGTCGTGTAGAAGTCGAGCGCATATGCCTTGCCCGACGTGGGCATACGCTTGATGTGTGCCATTGCGTTACCGAAAACGGTTTTGTTTCCGGTCATGGCGCTGACGAAAGCATCGCCCGTCTGATGCTGGTTGGGCGTGTAGCGCAGCAGGCCGTAGAGGTCATGGTCTTCGATGACGTTGTTCGCGTTGTCGTACAACTGGAACGTCATCGACCCCATCGTCTCCGCGAGCAGCCGCACACACGCGAAATAGGCCGACAGCTTCATTGCGCTGATCGGCCCTACTTCGGTCGGAATCCAGTCTTGCCCGTAGTCGAAGGCTCCGACGCCGGCAGCACCCACTGTTTTCCAACCACCCTTGATCCGTGCGTACCAGTTGCCGAACATCGTAGCCATAGGCCGTCATCCCATCAGTGAAAGGCTGTCCAGGCTGTATCCGCCCGTCCTAGCAGGTGGATTGTACGACATCAACTCCATCGCGTTAAACGAGGACATCACCGGGTCGATCTTGGCCTTGCCGCTGACCTCCTTGGTGACCAGCATTGCGTTACTACGCTGGACGACCTTTGCATTACCGACACACCAGTTCACAAGCGGCTGTGCGCAATGCTTGTAGCGACCTTCGGCCATCGCGCGCTCGACGTTGAGCATCGCACCGTAGAGCGACCAGCCCTGCCGAACCTTGACGAAGAACTTGGGGTCCGGTTCCTCGGCGTCGATGATACCCTCGGCCACCAGTGCCGCTTGTAGCGCAGCGATTTTCGCCGGGTCGATGCCGATACCTGCGAGCAGATCGAGTACATGGATGCGCTTCACCAACGCGGCCATCTGCCTTGCATCTTCGCCGACCGTTTCCACGACGACCAAATCACCATCGCGCTCGAAGTCACGCAGGCGATCGGCAATCTCCTTGCGCGTGTCGAGCAGCTTCTTGACGACCCATGCGCGCGACCAAGACAGGTATTGATCCTGGGTGCCGGTGATGCGACCAGTGAACGTGACGGCCAGAAGGTCGTCCAGGCCACCGCCGTCGATACCGCATGTGATGACTTCGCAGGCATCGATCAGGTGGCCGAGTGTGCGAGCGCGCTCATGCGCCGCATCCAACCAGTAATCGGCACCAGGCCAACGATCTGCGCCCAAATCGAGGCCGATCTGGATGTTTAGGTGTTTCGATACAACCGATTGCAGGCTATCTTCGCCGTCTTCGCCTGCTTTCAGTATCTTTTGGCGCAGGGTTTCGAGGTCTACGCTGGTCCCAAGGTTGGGATTGGTGATGTACCAGTTTTCCTCGCGCAGATAGGGTTTCGTTACCGGATCGAGGTATTCGTCGGGGAACTCGTAGATGATCGGCAGGTATGTGGGATCGACGTGCTTTCCGTCGCGCACCTTGCGTGCGTATTCGAGTTCCTTCTTGAACACGCCGGCAGGCGGCTCGCTCGA